ATTGGAGAGGCCATAACAGTTATAGTAAAAGCTTATAATGAGTATTTACTTAATGGTGGTACTCCTGAGGTAGGAGATTATAAAGCAGATTCTAAGTATAAGCTAGATAGTACAACGTTTAGACCTTGGAATAAATTAGATAGTGATTATTGGAGCAAGTATAAAATTGGTTCAGAACTATTAGATAAGTATAATGTTAAACCTATTGAGAGTTACCTTCTAAAGAAAGAAGATGGAAGTAATGAAATACTCATCCAAGGAAATTATATATACGGTTATTTAAGAAGTAATGGTGACTTATATAAGATATACCAACCTTATAATAAGAAGAAGAAGTTTCTTAAGATTGACAGATATACACAGGGTGCAGATCAGTTAACTAAAACAGTTCCATATCTTGTAATATGTAGTTCATTAAAAGACATGATGGCTTTTGAAAGGTTAGGTTTTAAGAATGCTGAGGTAATAGCTCCAGACAGTGAGAACACATTACTCTCTGAAGAATCAATGATTAAACTTAAAAAATGGTATAAGAACATTTGTACTTTATTAGACAATGATGAAGCAGGCGTTAAAGCAATGATGACATATAAAGAAAAATATAATATAAACAGCGTACATCTTAAGTTAGAAAAAGATATCTCTGATGATGTTAAAGTTCACGGTATCATGCATACCAGACAACTGATATATCCCCTATTAACTAAAGCCTTGACGGGTGAGTTAAAAGAGTTATAATTCTTTATGTGTTCATAGGTTTGTTACTATCATCATACCACCACACAACAAATATCAAAAATATGACAACAGAAATGGGAACTTGCGTAAAATGCAAAACAACAGTGCCTAGAAAAGAATTAGAAGAAAATTCTACAATAGGAACATACGGGTTTAAAAGAATATGTGACACATGTGCACAAAGAATAGATAATGAGATAGACTCATATAGACAAGATCGTTAAAAGAATTACCATGACTATAAATAGAAAAATTCCACAAGGATCTGTAATTACAGGTGCCTCAGGAACTAGTATAACAGATGGGTTTTCCGGTAGAGAACTTAGAGTAAAAAGAAGAGCTTTAGAAAGGAAAAAGAAAAAGAACAGTAAAAAAAGAAATTGGAGATGATAAGATTTATATCAATAGATAGCAGTCTAGCTAACACAGGTATTGCCACCGGTTATATAGATGAAAAAGATGAAATAAATGTAGAGACAATTTCTCTACATGAAACAAAGAAAGACAATAGTAAAAAGGTTAGAGCAAGCTCTGATACTATTGCTAGGTGTCAATCAACATACAAGTTTATTATGGATGTCATTGCTTGGAGTGATCCTCATGTTATCTTTATAGAAACACCAAGTGGTTCTCAAAATTCTTCAGCAATGAAAAGTTATGGAGCTACGTGTCAGTTAATAGGATCGTTAGAACCTAATCCTATACAGGTTACACCAGCAGAAGTTAAATTATATTCTGTAGGTATTATGACAGCTACTAAAGATCAGATGATTAAATGGGCTCATGATAAATATCCTAATATAGGTTGGGATAAACACAAAGACGGCACGCTTAAGAATAAGAATGAGCACATGGCAGATGCTATTGCTATTGCTTATGCTGGCATCAAGACACCAATTTTTAATCAATTAAAAATATTTAATAAGTGATGACTTACACAGAACAAGATAACATACTAATGATGCTTGGTTCTTCTGACAAAGAAAATAATATGCTAGGTCTACAATTAATAGAAGTTCAAGAAACCATTGGTTTAGCCTTTCTATTAATAGCTTATAAAGAATACGCTTTTAGAGAACGTTGGTTAAAAGACGCTCCAAGTAAATTTAAAAAACTTGAAAAGATTCTTGATAAACATCATTTAAACTATTTGTCTTGGCGTAATATACATACTCTTTTAATAGATAATGATAAATCACAAGAACAGTTTGCAATATACCTAACATACTACCTAAGACATATAGCTAATGTAAGTACCCATAAAGGTGTAGAAATTAAAGGTATAGAATTTAAAATTATAACATGAGAAAAAACGCAGAAAGTTTAGCTAAAGCTTCTAAGAACCTGATGTTAACAGAACCTTTTTATGGTCTACTGTTAATGTCACTAAACAAAGTGTGGTCAGATAAACTACCCACTGCAGGAGTAAGATTAGCTAATAAGATAAACTATGAGTTGGCCATTAATCCTGAATTCTGGGAAAGTATGACTGAAAAGCAAAAAGTAGGAGTGCTTAAGCATGAGTTATTGCATATAGCATTCTTTCACTTAACAGATTATGATCACCTTTCTGATAGAGAAATCAGAAATATAGCAATGGATATTGAGATTAATCAATATGTAGGTGCTGAAAACTTACCAGAAGGTTGTTGTTTATATGAAAATTTCAAAGATGAGTATGACTTAGAAGAAAAGAAAGGTAGTATATACTACTATGATAAGTTAATGCAAAAGAAGAAAGAGGAAGACCCTATTATAAAAGCTATATTAAATGCTATAACCAATGGGGAGCCTCAGTGTGAATTACCTAATGGAGATGTAATAGACTTGCCTCAACATGACTGGGGCAACATTGAAAATATGAATGAAGCTGAGAAGAAACTTTTATCTAATCAGACTAAACATATTATCAAACAAGTTGGTGATCAAGTAATGAAGAGTAAAGGTATGATACCTGGGGAAATGTCTGAGTTACTAGAGAGAATATCTAAAGTAGAACCTCCTAAGTTTGATTGGAAAGGTTATATCAGAAGATTTGCAGGTAAATCTGTAAAGGTTTATACTAAAAAGTCTAGAAGAAAGTACAACAAAAGATTACCTGATAATCCGGGTCTTAAGATTAAAAGACAAAAGCATATATTAGCTGCTATAGATACATCAGGTTCTGTTAGTACTACTGAGTTGAAGGAATTCTTAAATGAATTATATCATATGAAGAAAACAGGGTCTGAAGTTACTCTTATTCAATGTGACACTGCTATATCTCATGTGGGTATATTTGATCCTAAAAAAGATTTAGAAATTCATGGTAGAGGAGGTACAGACTTTCAACCTGTAATAGACTATTATAATGAGCACTTTAAACATTTCTCTTGTTTAATCTATTTTACAGATGGAGAGTGTGGTTCACCAAGAAATGCTAAAGGTAATCTCTTATGGGTAATATCTTCAAACGGTAGGGCTTATGAAAAGTTTCCCGGAACAACAATACAATTAGAAGAATGATGGCAGAAGAAAAAGAAAGTATTAACCATCCAGGTCATTATGGAGGTGATACAACTTATGAAGCAATTAAAGTAATAGAAGCGTGGGATTTAGACTTCTGTCTAGGTAACACCTTAAAATATATAAGTCGTGCTGGCTTAAAAGATCGTTCAAAAGAATTAGAAGATCTGAAAAAAGCACAATGGTATTTAACAAGAAAAATTAATCAATTAGAAAAATGAGTCAAGTAAGTTTAGATTCTGGAGAAATGGGTAAATTTCTTCAACACATTATTAAAAATAACAGACATATACAAGCACAAGGTAAGAAGCCTGTAGCTACAGAGATCATTGGAGAGGCAGGTTTAGGAAAGACTACAGTTGTAATGGATGTTGCAAAAAAACACAATTTAGAGTGTGTTAAATTAAACTTAGCTCAGATAGAAGAGTTAGGAGACCTTGTTGGATTCCCTGTAAGACAGTTTGAATTATGTAAAACAGGCGGTGAAGTTAAGTCTGTAATGAAAAAAGTAAAACTTCCTAACGGTGTGGAAGTAATGAAAAAAGTAGAAGAGAAGTCTGAAGGTCAGTGCTTATGGATAGATGAAAATGCTACAGAACAGTACACTAAACAAGGCTATTCTTTTACAGGACAAAAAAGAATGACTTACTGTCCACCTGAGTGGATTGCTAATAAAACAGGTGGTGGTATCTTAATCCTTGATGATTGGACTAGAGCTGACCAACGTTTTATTCAAGCTTGTATGGAAATCTGTGATAGACAAGAGTATATCTCTTGGAAGTTACCTAAGGATTGGCACATACTTTTAACAGCAAATCCGGATGATGGTGAGTACATGGTTAACACTATTGATGTTGCTCAGAGAACTAGATTTGTTTCTGTAGTAATGAAATGGAATGAGGAACGTTGGGCTGAGTGGGCTGAGGAAGAAGGTATTGACGGTAGATGTATTAACTTTATGTTGATGCACCCTGAAGTAGTTAGCGCTAAGGTTAATCCTAGGTCTATTACAACATTCTTTAACTGTATCAGTTCTTTTGATAAGTTTGAGAATGAGTTACCTATGATCCAAATGATTGGAGAAGGTTCTGTAGGACCAGAGATGGCTACCTTATTTACCACATTCATTAATAATAATATGGATAAGTTAGTAACACCTAAAGAGATGTTGCTAGGTAAAGGAGAAGACACTGTCTTTAATAAGTTAAAAGATGCTATAATACCTAACGGAAGTTATAGAGCTGATATAGCTAGTATATTAACTACTAGATTTATTAACTATACTTTAGTTTACGCTAAAGATAATCCTATAACACAAGAAAATGTAGATAGAGTATCTAACTTAATCAAGAATAATGACATATTAACTGATGATTTAAAATACCATATAGTTAAGAAAATACTTAGTGGTAACAAACAAAAGTTCCAAAAGTTGTTGTTTGATCCAGAGATACAAACTATTGCTACAAAATAATGAAAGGAGCTTAGGCTCCTTTCTTTTTTTAATTAAAAAGTAATAAATAAAATGAAGCTAAAAAAAATAATAACTGCTACACATCTTGGTAATAAGATTTTAAAAATTAAAGTAGAAGATGCTTTAGTTGGTATTGTACATGTATCA